AAAGCGGGCGTTCAAATCCTATCTCCACCAGTTCGCAGAAAACTTTCTCACCGCAAAAAAAGGCGACAAGCAAACACTCCGTGTCTGGACGAATATCTTCTTAAACGAATCATGGGAAGAGGCTGCGGAGCAAGTTGCATGGAGTCCATTACTTGAACGCTGCGAAGATTACGAAGGCGACTTACCCGCAGAAGTCTGCCTGCTGACGGCGGCGGCGGACATTCAAAAAGACCGCGTTGAATTGGAGATTCTTGGTTGGGGTGACGAAGAGGAAACGTGGGGCATTGAAAAACACGTCATCTACGGCGACTTCGATTTGCCGGACGTGCAAAAGCAGGTTGAAGATTATCTATCCAAGAAATTCACGCATCCGACCGGCGTTGAAATCGGCGTGACGTGCGCGGCCTTCGATAGTGGACACAAGACAAAGGCGGTTTATCGCTTTTGCAAGCGCAACTTTGCTCGCCGATTTTACGCCGTCAAGGGTAGTTCAACGCCGCATTCGCCGCTAGTTCAGGCCAACAAGAATAAATTTTACGGCATTTGGCTTTACAACATCGGAACAGACACCGCGAAGGACGCAATTTTTTCGCGGTTGAAGATTGAAGACCCCGGAGCGCGGTTTTGCCACTTCCCGAAGGCGCGCGGCTACACCGAATCGTATTTCAAGCAGCTATGTTCTGAAAAGCTGCAAACATTCATGGAGAAGGGGCAAGTCCGTCGCCGCTGGGTCAAAACTTTTGAGCGCAACGAATCTTTGGACTTGCGCGTGTATAATCTCGCGGCGTATGACATCTTGAAACCGAACATTGCGAAAGTTCGCGCAGCGGTGATTCCGCAAAACACGGTTGCTCCGATTGCTCAAGAGAAGACTGAATACGTTTTGAAGCCAGTTGAGAAATCCGCTCTGGTTACGCCCGCGCCAAAACCAATTGCCAAACCCGCCCCGCGTGTTCGCGTCGGCGGATTTGTTGGAAGTCGCAAGGGTTGGCTGTAAATTGACTTTTGCTTAAAAGAGAAGAGCAGGTTTAACTTTCGCCGTCGCGCGATGGTTTGACTTAATCGGCTGGCAAAGCCGAGATTGCAAATCAAATAGCATTGTCAGTTCCAATTAAAAACTACGAGCCGATTCAAATTGCGGCAGGTGATACGCTGTCTTGGCAGCGGTCGCTAGGCAATTATCCAGCGTCACAAGGCTGGCAACTCACCTACGAACTTCGCGGCAACGGTCAAGCCATCGAGTTTTTATCCACCGCGAACGGCGACACGCACGTTATCAACGTAACGGCGGCGACAACCGCAACGTGGCTTCCAGCAAGTTACACGATGGAAGGCTTTGCTGGCAATGTCAGCACGGGCGAGCGTCAGCGCATCTACCTAAACAATCTCGCCGTCACGCCAAATCTTGAAGGGGCTGCGCCGGACATTGATTTGCGAACGCAAGCGCAAAAGATGATTCAGCTAATAGAAGCCGTCCAGCTTGGTAAAGCAACTCACGACATTTTGGAAAGCGAAGTCGAGGGGACGCGCATCAAAAGACTTTCGCCAAAAGATTTGCGCGACGAATACAATTATTGGAAACAAATCCGCCAAAACGAAGTGAAGAAAGAAAATTCCAAGATGGGCAGGAGCAACGGGCGCAACCGCTACACGGTTTTTACCGACCCGAACCAAGCCAGCATAGGCCAATTTGGTGCTTTACCGCCGATTTTCCCGTTTGGAGGCGGAAATTGTGAGTGAAAAAGTCGTTAGAAAAGCGGGTGAAATCGCGGTTTTACCACCCATAAAAGGGCTTGAAAACACCCCAAAAGAGACGGTTATCACGGTAAAAACCATTGAAAAACCGCTAGAATGGAACGAAAGAAAGTCCGTTCGCAGCGATGGCAAGCGGATGTTTGCGTCCGCAATGACTTCGCGGCTAACCGGCGATTGGCCGGTGTCCATTTCTTCCGCCGACGCCGAAATTTTAGTTTCTGCAATCGCCACGCGCTCACGGCTTCGCCAATTAGAGCGCGACGACGATTATATGCGCCGGATGTTGCGCTTGTTTCAAAACAACGTCATCGGCCATCAAGGGATTCAGTTGCAAATGAAAATCCGCGAGCCTGCGCCCGCGTTGAAACCGCAACCAAACGACCCCGCCAATCCGAACGCTAAAGTTTCCAACAAGCCGCGCTTTCAATTCGACACGGAAGCAAATCAGATGGTGCAAGATGCGTGGAAAGAATTTTTGAAGCCGCAAAATTGCACCGTGATGCGGAATATGTCAGGCGTGAATTTGCAACGGCTGGCGGTTCGCGCGTGGAAACGCGATGGCGCAATCATGGTTCGCAAGTATCGCGGATTCAATAACGCCTTTGGCTTTGCGGTTCGTCCGTTGGAAATTGATTTTTTGAACTTTTGGAATGTTGGTAAAAATCCATTGAACGGAAATAACATCAAATTCGGAATTGAATACGACGAATTTGATTGCCCGATTGCTTATTGGATTTTGTCGCGGCATCCCGGCGAAGTCCTGCCGAACAATTCCGACAAGATTTATCAGACGCGCGTTCCCGCCGAAGACATCTACATGATTTTTGACATTGACCGCGCAAATCAGTTAGTCGGTATGCCGGATTTTTGCTCGATTGCTACGCGATTAAATGCGCTTCACCGATACGAAGAGGCGGAAGCCGTCGCCGCGCGTGTGGCGGCTTGCAAGGGCGGATTTGTTTCCAAAACTTTGCCAACGGAATATGACGGGCCAGTTGACCAGCGCGGAAATTCGCTTGAAGAAATGTCCCCCGGCATGGTTGAAATGGGCGACCCTGGGGAAGTCTGGCACGACATTGACCCGAAACATCCGATGGATGCCTATGGTTCGTTTGTAAAAGGGATGTTGCGTGGAGGCGCGGCGGGAGCGGGGCTGGCTTACAACACCGTCGCCAATGATTTAGAGGGCGTGAACTATTCCAGCTTCAAGGCCGGACGGCTGGAAGATACCGCGCAGTATCAATACGACCAGCAGCACATCATTGACCAGTTGATGCAGCCGATGTTTGAAGACTGGCTTCCGTTTGCGATGTTGAAAGGCAAAATCAAAATGCCGCTGGCGAAAGAAGATAAAATTCTTTCAGGCGTCAACTGGCAACCGCGCGTCTGGGCGAGCGTTGAGCCGATGAAAGAAGTTCAAGCCGACATCCTTGAAGTTGAGGCTGGCTTTGCGACTCGCCGAGAGAAAATTGCCGAGCGCGGCGGGAACATTGACGAAGTTGACGAGACGCGCGAAGAAGACCAGCTATCCGAGCAGACGCACAACATTCAACCCGCGCCAATCTCACAACCAACAATTACGAAGGGCGCAGTTGCCGAGCAGGGAGCTTCACCCGCGTCCTCTGGCGAAACTTAAAAATTGACTTTCGCTTAAATGGTAGAATGGAAACAGTTTTTTTTAGAAACGCAGAAATTGAAACCCCCGATGTCGCCACTGGCGCAATCAAACTTTCATTCGCTTCCGAGCTTCCTGTTTTGCGCTCGGATTCATCCGGCCAATACTGGGAGGTTTTGTCTCACGCGCCCGGAGATGCAAACTTTGGCTTCATAAATCGCAAGGGAGTCGCGCTGCAAGACCACAATGAGAAGCTAGACATTGGCGATGTTGTAAATAATTCGGTCAAAGTTGACGCCGACAAAAAGACGCGCGGAGAAATCAAACTTTATGATGAAAACTGGCAAACCCGCGTTAAAACCGACTGGTCTAAAATACCTGTAAGTGTTGGCTACACTCGCCTTTCAATCGTTTCTGAAAGCGTTGGCGAAGATAAAATTCCAGTTCGCCGCTTCGCTTGGAGTCCCTACGAAGTTTCCCTTCTTACTGTCCGCGCTGCGGACTCAACTGTGGGCATAAATCGTGCCGCAGAAATTGACTCTACCGTAAATGTAGAAACAAAAGTTTCCGAACCAACCAAAATCATTATGTCAGAAAAAATTGAAATCACCGAGGCGCAACGCAAAGAATTTGGCGATGCCGCACTAACCACTGACCGCGCTCGCCGCAAGGCTATTCACGACGCAGCTGAAAAGATTGCGCAAAAAACGCCGACGATGGCCGAAGCGATTCGCAAGATTGCGACGGACTGCGATTTAGCTGGCGAAACGGTTGGCGACTTTTCCGGCAAGGCTCTGGAAGCCTTTGGCGCGCGCAAACTCGACCACACGGAAGCGCACATTGGCATGAGCCAAGCCGAGGTTGAAGATTACTCGATTGTTCGCGCCGTCCAGTCCTGCATGAACAGCAAGAGCGGCAAGATTGAAAAGGACTGCCCCGAATTTGATTACAATCAGGAAGCCGAAAAACGTTACGGCAAGCGCAGCTCGTCTTTCTGGATTCCTACCGATGTCACAGTCGGCAAGAAAGGCGACCCCGAAAAAGGCCGCCGCGATATGCAGGTCAACATTTTCGGTCAAGGTGGCGCATTTGTGCCGACCTTGCTTGAGCCGACTCCCATTGAATTGCTCCGCAACAAGATGGTGCTTTCGACGCTCGGCATCCGCGTCATGGGTGGATTGACTGGCAACGTGTCGATTCCGCGTCAGACCGGCGCGGCTACGGCTTACAGTCTTTCT